ATAAAATCATCTTCACCATATTTAAAATAATCAAAGTTATCCTTCGTAAAATGATTCTTGAATGCTAGATAAGTCCTGTAGCAATCAAAACCAGTCATAAGGGTAGTTTTGCTCTTGAGGTACGTTTTAGATAGTTGAGTTCTGTCGCTTCCCATTTCAACTTCTCCTTAAGTGGTTTTGAAATGAGTTTCGGTACGGATTCAACGTCAATGGCATTTTGTTCACAATAATGTACGATAGCATCAATATAACCTAGATTGTCATTCTTGACAATAGCCTCTATGTCCTGTGCAAATTGCGCTGAACAGAGAAACTTTTCTTTAAGAGCTTTGTTGATGTCACCCATTAACCACCATTCGGTTTTCGATAAAGTTTTTGACATATTTCACAAGTAATTTAATGTAGTCACCTTTGTTTCTTTTATCATAAACTTTGACCTCACCATTTGGTGTGACCATAATTGTGATAAGTTTTTGGATAGGAATTCCAGTCAGTTCATAATACATACAGGCATATGCAACCTCTTGAACAAAGTATTGTTCAATCCATTCTTCTGGTTTAATCTTCTTCGAGGTCTTAAAATCAATAACAGCGAGTCCGCCCTCATACTCGGCGATACAATCGACTCTTCCTGCCAGACCAAGGTATTCAGAATAAAGTGTGCGTTCTATTGCGTGTATCTTTCCTATCTTGTCCAAACTAGACTTGGCACTGTGAAACATAAACTGAGTCAGTGGTTGGTAATCATTCCAATCTAATTCTTTGTTCTCAAGATAGGCTTGTGCAGCTTCATGAAAGTCCGTACCACGTCGAGTTGCCTCTTTTGTAACACGGTCTGCTTCTTCATTCCCGACTCTCTTTCTCCATTCACGAAACACCTCTCGATTATAGAAACTAGTAACAGAGGTGATAGAAGGAACCCATTCATTGCTGGGTAACTTATATAGGCGAAGTCCGTCAGTCTCTTTTTTCTCTAACTCTAAATCACCTAAGTGATTCTCAACAATAAACATTAAAATCCCATAGCCATTTTACGAACAAGATATTCTCTCACAAGACCAGAACGAACAATATCATTGACATCAAATTCAATCATTGCAAAGTCCTCAGGCATTTGTTCGATTATCTTCATGAAGTCAAGAATGCCATTCTTCTCGTTGGTTTTCTGTAAGTCTGTTTGACTTGCATCACCGCAGAACATAATTTTAGCATCCTCTCCTACTCTTGTTATTATACTATCTAATTCATGAAAATTCAAGTTTTGTGACTCGTCAACTAACACAATCGCTTGGTCAATCGTTGTTCCACGAATGAATGATGTACTCCAGAACTTGATAGTGTCCTGTTGTTTTAGATTACCATATAACATTTCAAAGTCTGCATCAGTAGGCATTTGAAACATATACTTCACCATGTTCTTGTATGGTATCTGATACAAGAAAGACTTGTCCTCATGATCGCCAGGCAAGAATCCAATCTCTCTGGTTGATACAAGAGATCTTACAATATAAAGTTGATTGTAAGGAGTATGTGGATCAAGAATATCTTTCAATGCAAGATATAATGCAACGAAAGTTTTACCTGTTCCAGCAGCACCATAGGCGAAAATATTTTTACCCTCTTTGTAATTTTCAAAGAGTGTCTTTTGGTTATCTGTAATAGGCTCAATCTTGTTTAGAAGATCGGCATTGATAGGTCTTTTTCTTTTCATCTGTTTAGCCGTCATTCCTACGCCGATAGGAGAATCTTTTTTTCTTGCCATTACTTGTTAATCTTTTTAACTCTTGAGCCAGGAGACTTGGATGCCTTGTATAAAACATCGTTCCAACTAGGATTTTTGGTTATGAGTTTGTCTCTCCACTCACCAACCTCTCCGAGGCCAGCACATCCTTCAGACCAATCTTTATCCCAACCTGGATTCTCTTTTCTCCACTCATCATATGCCACCATTGACATAGATAATTCTTTTTTCTCGCCAGTTTCTTTGTTAATAACAGGATATGTGGGCATAAGTTTTACGTTTTGTAATATTATTTAGATTAACTCTTAGAAAAAGCTTTCTCTGCATATGATCTAAGATAATCTTGAAAGCCTTGTTCAATTCCACCTACATCGTCATGTTCATCGCACCATATGGTGGCGAACTCATACACAGCTCTTGTGTGTTCTTCTAAGTGGTGTGTGAGACATCGAAAACAAGCTGCTCTTAGTAACAACTTCTCTTCTGAGTAACGGGGGTCATCACTGTTACCCGTCATCATCCTCAAAAACTTCATCATAATCTGTAATGTGATTGACTATTTCATCATAGTCAAAGTTTAGTTTGTAAGCCTCCTCATCGGAGTATATTTCACATTCTAACGCATTTACAACATTTTTCAAGTCTTTGATCATGACTTTTAATTTTTCTTTATCCATTAGAGTGGCCTCCCATGTTTATCGACTAATCCTAGTTTCTTGACTTGAGATATATTTGACTTCTCTTTCTTCTTTATCTTCTTATATTGTTTCATGATTTTGTCAACTTCGTCTTTGAAGACTTTGACTTTGAGTTTCTTTGCTTCTTCTGAAGTGACAAAACCCAATCCTTGATCACTTTCTTTTCTTTGTTTCTCTTCCAAAAATTCGTTGATTCCAAGTTGAATCTCTCCCTCAATAATGTCATTAATTTGATTGCGAAGTTCGTCACTCATGAGTTTCTCCTGACTCTCTTCTTTGGTTTGTTTGGTGCTGGAATGCCCCATGTTTTTGGACTCACAATTCCAGGCCCATATTCAATACTCACGATAGAACCAGCTCCAAATTTATCGTAGTACATATCAAAGATATTCACCTTTGCATGACATCTTACAAGGTCATTACGAACTTCATCGCCGACTTTATAAGTCACGATGTAAGCATCAGAAGGTAGAGACTTATCTTTGAGTTCCTCACTATTGCAGTTCTCTTTGATAAGACTCGTTGAGTATCTACTACTCAAATCTTCTTTTTCTTTTGGTGTCCAATACGCTTCAGACATCACCTCATCTCTGGTTTTTGTTTTAGCCATACTAACTTCGATTACCCCATTGTATATCGGGGAATGCCTCTTCAACTATGGCACGAGTCAACTTATATTTCTTCTTTAGGTTTTTGTCTTTCACCAAACAAATAATTTCTGCTTCATCTGGATGAAGACCCTCTAGAAGTTGCATAAAGAGTTGTTCTCTTTTCATAGGTCGAAGTGTATCATTCCCACCTTTAACAAAATTATACAACTTTTTCCACTCATATGCAAGGTGTAGGTGTTCGGTTCCAGCAGGAGCCTCATTTTTGTTAAAAGGGACATCACCGTCTGGAAGCATCGACTTCACAGATTCATCAAAATTCCAAATCAAAACAGACTTAAGATGTAAAGATTCGTACTGTTTAAGTGTTTGAATCTTCTTTGCTTTTGTTTTCTGTTTTGATACTAATCCCAATACCTCACTTAAAAGAGGATTTCTTGGTAATCTAGCTTCTCCTAATGTAGGATGTGTAGTAGTCATAATTCGTCGTCAATTTCACTATCAAAGTTTAAGTTTTCAAATCGAAAGGCAATGATTTCATCTGGAATAACGTTACCTTTGAGGTCATACATCTCAGGATGCATCTCAGAGATATCATTTCTTTGTTGATGTTGTTTGTATAACCATCCTATTATACCACCAACAAAGAGAAAAAGCACTGATATTAAAGTGCCGAGAGTTAGAGCGAGTGTTAACACATTACCTCTTGTACTTGATTTATTTAGTTGTAGTTTTACGTCTGCCTCTTCTTCTTTCCTTTTCGTATCTCTGAGCATCTTCCAAAATTACATTGAAGTAATCTTTAATCTTTCTTGCTTTTGGTTTTCCAAGATGACCGTATGCCTCTCTTAGAATTTGATGTTCACCATCTTTTCCGCCTTTGATGTATTTACTTAAGTCATCAATCAAATCAGTCAACTCTTTTGCAGTTGAACTGTGATTGAATTCCTTTGCTCCTACTCCTGTTGTTTTACAAGACTTCATAAAATCATAAAACTTCAGATGAAATTTTTGTTCCTCAAATGCAACGTCAATTGCTTTATCTACGATTGTGTAAATGTCTTCCATTAAACTAAGTTCTTTTCGTCTAAGTATTTGAATGTATCTAAACACCCACCAATTAATTTGTCATCCGCAAGTATTCTTGGGAATGATGACCCATAACCAAATTCAGAAATAAACTGTTCTTTAGTAAAATCGATACCAAGTTTATAAACTCGATACTCAACTTTCGCCA